TTAGCCCACATACTTTGGCCAATCGAGAGTGGGATGTTCAATGCAGTAACGAAGTGCCTTCGTCAGTCTCTCTAGCGTCAGACGTTGATTTCCGTCACCAGACAGCGAATCGTTGGATTGCTTCGCGAGCCAGTCGACAAAATCGCTTTCACTCTCCATTTTGATGCGCTCACCAGCAGAACGGCCAGGCCATTTCTCGTTCTCGTATGAAAAATCGCTTGGTGTCACAAGTTCGCCGTCTCTCACTTCACCATAGATGAAAAAGTTTTCGGCATATCTCAAACCAAGGCCGCAATACTCCTTGTGACTGAATCGAATCTGCAGACCTTGCTTTAAGTGCGATGCAATCGCCTGGGCAAGCGCACTACCAAACGGTTCAGTGGAGTTGGACACAACACCAACTCGCCGTGAGCGCCAAATGAAGTAAGCGACGACCGCCGCAATTATTGGCAGGGGGCAGAGGAATAGAACTAACTCCCACCAAGTTGGTTGCATCTACAGTCCTCAGAAAAGGTTCAAGTGAATGTCAGGTATTGGCCGACTGCCGTTGGTCAGACATTTGAGCCAAACCACTGATGACGCGCTCGGCGCAGGAATTCTTTCAAGTTCAGGCCGCTCGCTCCCAAGTCTCCGAGGTAGAGTATGTAGCCGGATTGTTTGGCCGCCAAGGTCAGAGGTCCGGCTTTACCCCTCTTCTCGTTCGTTAAAACGATGGCGTCGAAGGAGCGCACCCCAAGCGATGCATCCGCTTGGTTGTGGTGAAGGCCTGATTTGCGCTTGGGCTTGCCGTCTAGGTGAGCTCGTACGTCTTTATCGGCGTACCACTGGCGGTCCTTACTTGGTTGAAAACCACCTTGGCCGAAGCCGAGATTGACCTGGTGTTTTGAAGGCGTGCCATCACTTTCATATGTCCTGAACCCAAAGTTGCCGGTGGTGCGAACACCGCTTTGAGCAATGCTCTCATGGATGAATTGCTTCAGTGGTCGTTTATCGGAACCGTCTTTGCCATCATTTGGGGTTTCCGATAGCTCAATCTCAACCTCACGAGTGATGTAGAGCATATATTCATCCGGTGGGAACACGTCACGCATTACTACGTGAGTATCAAACAGGTAGTTCCAAGCGCAACTATCAATGTACACAGGGGTTGTCATGAAGTTCTCCCTTGCAGTTGTTCGTCACTCCAGTCTAGGCAAGCTTCCAACGGTATCAGAAGTTCCTGATCACCAGCTCCCCCGTCGCCTTCCGCGCCGCGCCCACCGTGTAGGTGATGGCCAGGCGCTTCATGGTCAGGCCGGCGAAGGCCTGGCGCATCTCGGGGATGTCGTTCACGCTGACGATGGCCTTGCCTTTCATGGTGCGCAGCAGCTCGGCCATGCGGGTGTACTCCTCGAGGCCGAACTCCACGCCGTAGCCTTCAGTACCGTAATACGGTGGGTCCAGGTAGGCCAGGGTGTGGGGGCGGTCGTAGCGCTGCAGGCAGGCGTGCCAGTCCAGGTGCTCGATGGTGACCTGGTGCAGCCGTAGGTGGACGGCGCTGAGCTCCTCTTCCATGCGCAGCAGGTTGAGGGGCGGCCTGGTCGTAGTGGCGGTGCCGAAGTTCTGGCCGTCGACCTTGCCGCCGAAGGCCAGGCGCTGCAGGTAGTAGAACCGGGCGGCGCGCTGGATATCGGTGAGCGTGGCGGGTGGGGTGGCCTTGAGCCAGGTGTACAGCTCCCGGCTGGCCAGCGCCCACCGAAAGTGTCGAATGAACTCGTCCAGGTGGTGCTGGACCACCCGGTAGAGGCGCACCAGGTCGCCATTCACGTCGTTCAGCACCTCCACCTTGGCCGGGGGCTTCAGAAAGAACAGCGCCGCAGCACCACAGAAGGGTTCCACATAGCAGCTGTGCTCCGGGAACAGCGGCAGGATGTGCGGCGCCAGGCGCCGCTTTCCACCTATCCATCGCACCATCGGCTGGGCCTGTAGGTCGTTCGAATTGTCAAAGAGCTTTAGCTCACCTTTTTTCGCCATTGTTGCTTTCAACATTTGACGCTCCAAGGCGTGCTGGTGGGGGGCTCTGGGCTCTCCACACGTTCAAAGTCCCGCAGCGCGGGCATTTGATTTCTAACCTCAAAAACTCGCCTACTGCCAGCTTTTTGCTGCAGTGGCCACATCGCATTTCTTCCATATCGGCATCGCATATGATCGCCCGGCCTGTACAGGTGGCAGGGTCTTCGGCTGATGCCGTGTGCATTCACGGCGGAGGCGGGTGGAGCGGGTGTTGACGCACCCAAACCACTCGCCCTGTTTTTTACGTTTTAGGGCCGTCCGCCCTGGCTGTAATCAACACCCAATTCAACAAGTGGCCACCTGTGCGGTTCTTGAACTGGAAGGCGACGTCGACCTTCGACAGCTTGCCGCGCATCAGGCGCAAATGCGCATCGGAAACCGATGCATAAACGTACTTCAAACCCTGTTGCTGGAAGGCCTCCAGGCCCTTCTCTGCCACGTTCTCATAGAAGCCGGGCCCGAGCAGGCTGAACAGCACCGCCACCTCGCCCATGCAGAAGATCTGCACGCCACCGGCCGGGTTGATCGTGCCCCGGCGGTCGAAGAACAGCGCGGATAGCAGGCGCGTGATGAAAACCGGGTCGTTGGTCTGTTCGGTCACGGGCGGGCCTATGCCTTGGTGATGGTGAACACTGGCACGGCCAGGAATGAGCTATCCAGCAACTTGTAGATGCGGTAGCCGGCTTTGAACTGCAGCCGCCCGCCTGCCAGCGGATAGCGCAGCCACCACAGGCCACCGCGTTGGTAGTAGCCGGGCTCACCTGGCCAGTATGCGGAGGTGGGCAAACCGAACTGCGCGGCGAAGCCGTGCCCACGGTTGCGCAGGCCAAGCCAGTACCAGGAGCAGAGAAACCGGCCGTAGCGCTGGTAGATAGTTTCGACGTTCGGCTCGTACAGGCCACCAGGTAGGCGCTCATCTGGCGTGTTGAGCCATGCAAAGCAGGCTGGCAAGTCGCCGCGCACGGCCAAGTGCAAACCATTTTGATCCAGAGTGGGCTTGCTGTCCCAGCGCGCGAACAATAGGCCGATAGGCACCAGGAACGGAGCGAGCAAGGCGAACAGGTGGATTAGTAGCGCAATGGCTATGGGCTTGAGGTACCTCACTGCGGAGCCTCCGGCAGCATGGCCAGCAGCTCGGCCGTGGTGGGCTCGGACAAGCTGCCCGCCTCCCATTGGGCCAACAGCTCATACGACTTCTGCCAGGTCAAATCCATCCAGGTAGCGAACGCTACGCCCTCGGCGTGGTACGGACCTGGATAGGCTGCCCGCAACGCTGCATTGACGATGTTGTCATAGCCCTTGGCCTTGGCCGCCGCATCCAAATATGCAGAGATGGCCGCTTTGAACGCCCCTATGCGCTGCTGTACCAGCTCGGCCTCGGTCGGCGCGATAGCCGCCAAAATCACCACCCTGCCATTGACCAGGTCTAGCGTTTCATCGGGCTTGCGCGCCAGGGCGGCCAGGTAGTCCTCCTCTGGCACTACCTGTACATCTTCGGGCAAGCCATCCCCATAGTTTTCGGACAGCGGGTAGAAGCAGCGGGTTGTTTTTGAGAAGCGGGTATCCATTTTTTTCCTTAAAAGCCAATCGCGATCCAGCCGGCAACGAATGCAACGCGACTGCTCACCGAGCTCCAGCCGGACAGATTGAAGCCACTTACCGAGGGCGTATTGAGGGCAGCCCAGGCGCCGTTGGCACTGGAGTTCTGCTCGGCGGGAATTACCAGGCGGCATGCATTAGGAAAGGCGATAGGGAAAGAAACTGCCGTATCGGCTGAGGCAGAGGTGGCGTTTGAGCCCCATTGCAGAATGAAGCCGCCGGGCAGTTTTTGGTAACCGGCCCCGGCCAGGGATGCGGCAAAAACCGATGCATAAGCAAGCTGAGCACTACCACCAATGCAGGCATAGCTAGAGCCGTTCCACTGCAAGATCAGCGTATCTCCAGCGTTCAGCGTCAGGCCCGCGACAGAGGTTGTCCCTAGGTTAATCGTGTTGCCGCCTTGGACGCCCAGTGCGACCCCGTTGACGGTAGACAAAAAGGCGAAGCAAACGCCCTTCACCAGCGTGCTGCCCACCGGCAACAAGCATCCTGTGGCACCTGCGTTGAAGCTGATCGCTTTGCCTGCGTCTAGGTTCGTCAGCGCAACGTTGAAACCCAGGATCAGGGCATCGGAAAAGCTACCGAGAGCGCGCTGAACGGCGGCCATCGTGGCCGCCTTGGCAGTTACGTCGAACTGCGCTGCCGTCTGAAAAACACCATCCGCACGCAACGCAGCGAGCAGTTGGTTCCTTATGCCAGCGGTTGGAACAATGCCAGCAGCCGAGATGATGGCGAGCAGCTCTTCTTGAACGTCGTTGAACCACTCCGCGTTCAAGTCAGTTGCAGCAATCCCAGCCCCCACGTTGGAATTTTTGAAACCGTGCTTTCCTGCTCCGAAGAGGTCGACGGCCTTGGTGGCAGTGCTGATGCGATCCATATGTGTTTACCTCATGCCGTGTAGGCAAAAATTACTTGGGTGTGTGCGGGCTTACGTTCCCGGATAGGGCACTCCGCCAGCGAAGGCAGATACATCTGCAAAGCAGCGTTGCAGTTGTCGTTGCAATTCATCTGCCGGGCATTGACGGCAGCGTGCGGAATGTTGACCCGCCAGGTATAAAGGTCGGCTGTGCTGTATAGAGCGTCGTTACAGTCGTCGTTGCACGTCATCGGCCGAAACTCGGTAACCGTGCAGCCTGGTTCACCCAGCCGGTCGGCCAGGTCGATGAAATAGGCTCTTGACTGCCCGCCCCGCTCGTGGAGTCGCTGCGATGCAATGCGCTGCCGGTCGAGCGTTGTCAACGATGCCGTGACCATGCAGTCATCGGGTAGGCCTAGCAGGCGCTCCCAATCCGGCAGCAGGCTGGTGGCAAGCAGCGGGTCGAACTCGGCGACGAGTGCAGCAACCCGAAGTTGCGCGGCTAGCAGCATGGCCGCGAACGCCTCCAGCAGGCGCGTCAACCATGCGCCAGGCTCACGCGTCAGCGCACGGCCAGGCGGCAGATACGCCTGCAGCACCTGGAGCCAGGCCGCCAGGGTCACAGCCATGTGATCACCCCCATCGTCGCGATCTGGCCGGTCGTCAGAACCACGTCGGCCGTGGGGAAGGTCAGGACGTGATTGTTCTCACCCGCGGCGATGCTGATTGCCTCGCGGCTGTGGGTAAGCAGAATGGTCCCGGCCGGCACCGCGTCGCGGTAGATCATCGCGGCAAGCTCGTCATACACGGCGGCCCGAACGGCGGGTGTGTTCGGGGTCACCGCGATGGTGTAGTTCTGCGGTACTTCAACCGGCGCCTGCACCGACAGATGCGCAGTCACCGGCCGCACTGCATCAATGTGGGCAAACATGGTGGCCACCTCGCCAGCGTCGGGAATCGGCGTAGGGTCGTTGTCGCGCATGAAGCGTACGGTCACCCAGCCTGGACCCGGCTCCAGCGGTGACACCCACACCCGCGTTACGCCAGGCACTTCCTTGGCCCAGCCCTCGTAGTCGAAGTCGGCACCGCCCTGTGGCGGCTTGCGGATCTTCGCCAGGATGCGGGCGCGGTAGGGTTCGTCTTCTTCAACCTCCGCACCACCCGCCAACGCGGTGGTGGCGACGGCCGAGCTGTTCACGCCGTCGATAGGGCTGGCCAGCGCAAGCGCGACGCCTGTGCTCGCATTGCCTGCCTGGCCCGCTACCACTGCCGTCACCGTTGCAGTGGCCTGACCAGCGGCTATCGTGACATCGGCAAACGTGGCGTACTGTGCGCCATCACTGCGCTGCACTACGGTGCCCGCTGGCACCACCTTGCCATCCGTTCCGATGAAGAGCACCGAGCCGCTGGCCTTGGCCGCTGCGGTCCGGGTAACGCCCCAGCGCGCGCCGTGGGCGTCCAAAAATTCTTTTTCAGCGGTGTCAGGCCAGGCCTGGCGAATGAGCCACTCGACATACTGGTACAAGGCCGACAAAGAACCCGCAAAAACACGGTTCAATACGCCGACCAGGCTGCGGCGCACACGCACCAGCACGCCAGGCAGTCGGCTTTCCAGCTCGGTAGCACCTTGCTCAATCAGCTGGGGCAGTGTGGGGCGTTCGAACGGCATCAGTTCACCGCCGTGGAGGTAGAAAAGCCTTCGCCCGCCAGGCGCCAGATCTGCGCCGCGTCTGACCATTCAAACCGGTACCGGCGGCTATCGCCAGGCAGCGAAAGCACCGCGTCGACCAGCAACCAGCCGGCGCGTGGAATGAATGCAGATACGGCCACATCAGTGGCCAGGCCATCGTCCAGCATCCACTGCAGCGCCTCGCGCACATAGCGGCGGGCGCGCTGCACGGTTTCTGGCAGCACCTTCTCGCGCTCCAGCAGCCAGAGCCGTGAGCCGAATTCGTCGCCAGGGTTGTCCGCAAAGACATCCGCCCACCAGCCGCGGCGGTCTATGCCGGTGGATACTTCATGCGACTGGGCGGTGCTGTCACACAACAGCGAGAGCATGATGGTGGTGCCCAGCGAGTAGTCGGCCGCCAGGTCGGCGCCGGCCAGACTGATGTCCAGGCCGCCGATATCGCTGTTGTAGGTGAGGGCTATATCCATGCGCGCAGTCTCGCGCGCGCGCGTCAAGCCGTCGTCTAAAACACTTTACTTGCGCTTAGATGGGATCGTCGCTGACGTCGGTGCCATGCAGCACGCCGCCATGCCTGTGGTGGTGGCCGATATCCGTGCCGCCGTGCTCCACGGTATCGCCCTCAAAACTCACATTTCCGGTAAACACCGTTTCAGGCGCGTCGAACGTGATCAACGGCGTGTCGGTGAACAGCATGGGCTTGCCGCCACCCTTGACCACGATGCCGTCGCGCGTCAGGTGCACGCTTTGGCCCTGATCATCGTACAGCGCGACCTCGCCGCTGGCCAGGCCCTTCATGCGGTAGCGGCGGTCGTCCACGTTGATGACAACCATATGGTTGGTGCTGCCGCCCACGGACAGGCCTATGCCTTCTGCGCCGGGGTGCGGAACGCTGGTGAAACCGTAGTTCTGGAAGTGCTCAGCCTGGTCGCGTACCACCTCGCCATAGGCTTGCACTTGCATCGCCTGCATTTTGGCCGCGTCGTTCACCAGGCCCACCACCACGCGCAGCACCATGAGGCGAAGTCTGCCGCCCAGGCGGCTTATACCGCTGTCGCTCATTCGCGGTAGCTCTTGGGTGCGTTGAGATCCCAGGGGGTGCTGAAGCCCTCGTCCTTCTTCTTTTTCTTCTCCTGCGGGGTCTTGTCGTTGAGGCGCTTGCTCAGCTTGCTGCGGCCGATACCTTCCACGAGCTCGAAGGCCTCCGGCCGGGCAAAGGTGATCTCGGTGAACTTGCCTGCCTCCGACAATAGGTATGTGCACCCCACTATCAGCATCGGCATGTCCAGCTTCATGCGCGGGCTGCGCACCGGCACGATGGTGTTCTTTTTCCACAGCGGGCCGCTCATACCGTCGCGGCCCGTGCGCCAGCCCACCACGGTGGTAGTGCCGCGCTTGCCGCGCCCCATGCGTACCTTGACTTCCCACGCGGCCCGGTCTTTCAGCGCGGCATTCGTCGTGCTGTGGTCGGCCATGACGATCAGCGGGCGATAGCGATTGATTTCGGCGTCGGTCGCCTGGGCCTTCATGTGGGCCACGGCCGCGCCGTTCTCGTCGTCATCGCCGGGCGCCTGGGCTTTCAGAATGATCAGCGAGTGCCGCTCTTTCCAGGTATGGGTGGCGCGTATGCGCTTGATGTTCTCGCCCTCAACCAGCGCCGCGCCGGCCTGCGCCGTGCCGGCGGTGGTCAGCAACACATTACCGTCCGCCGTGCTGGTGCACAGCACGGCGCGCAGGCGGCAGGCACGGTCGATGGCATCAAAGGCTTTCTCGCCGTCCTCCAGCGCAAAGCTCTTGAATGTGTCGCCCTGGTCCAGGCCGGGCGCAACGATGACGTCGATGCCAAAGGGCTTTGCGATGTCGCGCACGATGGCTTCCAGCTTCGCGCCGCGCCATTGGCCGGTTTTGTAGATGGCCGAGCAGTCGACCAGGTCGCCTGTTTTATCGCGGCCTTCAATCCGTATGAAGCTGGTGGTGTCCGTGAGCTCGGGTTCAAACATGTCGATGTAGCCGGTGATCACGGTGTCACCGTCCAGCAGTACCTCGCATGTCAGGCCCTCCCGGAGGCCCAGCAGCTGGTTTTCGCCAGGCCAACGGTGGGATGCCTCCAGCACGAAGCCGCCCGCAATCTGTTCGATGGACGTAGGCACGGACGCACGCGTCCAGCCGCCGAAGATCTTGCCGTCCACCTTGATCTCTACCGTCACAGCAGGATCTCCAAGGGCTGGGCAGGCACGAATGCAGGGTGGCGCACGCCATTGCGTTGCACCAGCTCGTCGGCGCGGCTGGCGTCCTGGTAGATGCGGTGGGCCAGCACCAGGCTGGGCAGCACGGCCAGCGGCGTGTAGGTGGAGCGTTGCTTCAGCAGCTCGGCACGCGTGGCCACGTCGCGCACGATGGCCGCACGCAGGGTGGACAGCGCCCGCGCTGTGCCGGCGTCGGGGTCGGCCTGCTCGAGCTCGACGTCGATTTGATCCACCACCTGGTCGCGCATAGCCGTGGCCTGTTGGGCCGTGGCCACTGTATCGTCGCTGATGGCCACGGCCAGGATGCGTGCCTGGGTGCTGATGGCCAGGCGGCGCGTCAGCTCGGCCCGTGCGGCTTCGTTCAGCAAGGTGCGGCTGGTTGTGGCCGGTGCCAGCGGGCTAGCTGCAGCGGCCTGGCGCGCAGCGGTCAGTGCGGCAAGGTTGGCCAGGGCGCCCTTGTTAACGTCGCGCATGGCGTTCAGCGCGCCGCCTGATGCGCTACCCACCCGGATGCTGGCGGCGAACTCGACATACAGGCCACGCAAGGCCGCCACCATCGTCAAAGGCTTGAGGAGCAGCGTGGCCACCTGGCCGATGGCCGAGCCGGCCATGTCCAGGATATCGCCGAGTGAACTGCTGTCTACATACAGGTCTGCGGCCGAGGTCAGCGTGTTGATGTCCAGCACGGTGGCGTCGGCCACCAGGTCGGTCAGGATCTGCGGGCCGGAAAGGCTCAGCGCATCGGCGTAGGCGACTCCCGCCGCATCGTCGCTGCCATCTGCTGCCCGCTCCAGATCGGCCGCGGTGTCCGTTTGGCCGGTGGGCTGGGTGTTGTCGGCATCCTCCACGAATGTGGCGGTAAAGCGCGACATGCGGCCTTCGCGGTGCGATTCGTCAAACTGCGCCTCGCCCAGCAGCGACACCCACACCACACCGTAGCGCGGGTGCACCAGCTCGCCAGGGCCACCCTCTTCAAAGGCGGCTTGCAGATCCTGGCGCTGCTGCAGGTAGTCGTCACCCAGGACGTAGCCCTTGACGTTGTACTTGCGGGCGCGGCGACCCAGATCGTCCACATATGGGGTGTCGCGCAGCGGGTATTCATTGAGCACATTGCGCCGGCCCACGCCCAGCCCGGTGTCTGTGGTGCGGAACTCGACGCCCCGAAACGATGCAATGATGGAAGGATCGCTCACCAGCTGCTCTCCGGGTTGGTTCTGCCTACGTCCGATCGCACGTTCATGCGGGTGCCGTTAAAGGGCTTTACTTCGTTTTGCACGGCTACGCTCGGGTCGCTCAGCACCCGAACCGTGATTTCACCGCCCACGCGGCTGTTCTTGAATGCGTCGGTCACCGCCACCGCTTGCGCGGCTTCCTGGTTGCCGAACACCGCCAGCGTGCGCGCGATCACTTCACCGATGGAATTGCTCACCGAGGTGCCTTCAATGCCGCTTGAAATCAGCGAGCCGGCACCGTAGCCAGCTGCACCCGCCAGGCCGACCAGGCCAGCCCTGCCAGCAGCGCCGCCAAACCTGGTGGCCATGCCGCCCAGCCTGCCGGCCATGCCAGCAGCACCTGCACCGCCCAGCAACCCCTGGGCCAGCGCGGCCGCACCCGCTGCCGCGGCCAGCGCCGTGACTGCGGTGGTGGCGCCTGCGATGGCCGTGGTGTAGCCGGGATAGGTCTGCATCAGGCCCACGACCTGGTCTGTAACGCCCTTGATGGCGGGCGTGAGGCCGTTCATCGCATTTTGATTGGCGATGTCGCGCTCGTTTTGCCACTGCTGGGCGCTGAAGGCCCCGGTGCCGCGGATCAAATCCATGTTCCTGCTGGCGGCATCTGTGTTGCCCAGGGCGCCCGCCGTGATTTCGCCCACGCGTTTGCGGTCTTGCATGAAGCCGTACAGGGCCATGAGCGCCTGGCGATCCTGGAACACCTTACCGATCACCGTGCCCTGGGCGATGTTGCCCACCGCTTCCAGGGCGGCTTGCCGGTCGCCGCCCTTGGCCGTGGCAAGTTGCTTCTGCACGGCTTGGTAGTTCTTGCTCTTACCGAGCTGGCTGTCCAGGAGGCCACCGACGACGTCGAAGGCATCCTGGCCCTTCATGCGGCCTTCTGCCAGCATGCGTGGCAGGTCGATGCCTTGCTTCTTGAAATCCTTGTTCGTGTCCTGCGAGCCCAGCTTAGCCAGCAGGTTGACCACGTTGTTGCCGGCCTCGTCGCGCGTGCCAGCAGTGTTGACCGCGGCCTGGTTGACGGCGGCCAGCTTGGCGAACCCGGCTTCACCGTACAGACCGACGGCTTTGGCTGCCGCCATTTGCTGCGGCAACCACTTGGCCATGTCGCGCACCTCGAAGCCACCGGCCTGGCCAGCGTAGGTGCCCATGCCAAAGATGCGGCCCATCTGCTCGGGCGCAATGCCCATTGTTTTGTTGGCCGTAATGGCCATCTGCGCAAAGGCGGTCGGGTCAGCGTTGTTGGCTGTGCCCGCCATCACCGCTTCGCGGAAGATCTTGGCGGTCTGGCCCGGGTTGAATGCACCCGATGCCAACAAGGCGTCCAGCGTGTCGGCCGCACCATCGCGGGTGCCGCCACCGTAGCGCACGGCATCCTGTACCTGCAGGTCCAGATCCTTCATACCGGCCTTGCGGCCTGCTGTGTCGCGTCCGCTGAATGCGGTGTTGGCCATGTTGGCCATGCGCAGCTCGTAGTCCATCGCCACCCGCACCTTGGGTGCCAGTACCGCGCCGCCTGCAGCTACGCCTGCAGCGACCAGGCCGAGGCTACGGCCGCCCGCCGCCAGCTTCTGCCGCCCGGTCAGCCGGCCCATTTCATTGTTCAGGTCGCGCACCTGTTTGTGCATGGCGGCCGCGGCGCGGCGCTGTTCGTTCCAGCTCATGGTGCCAGACTCGGCCAGGCGGCGGTAGGCGGCCTGGGTTTGCAGGATCTCCTGTTGAACGCGCCGCTCGGAACGAATGCCGAGCGCCTCGCGGGCCTGGGCCATGCGCTGGTACTCTGACCGCATGGACGCCGCGGCCGAGGCCGTGGCTTTGGCTGTGGACTTGGCACCCGCTGCGCCCGCCATGTTAAGGCTGTTTAGCGCCTTCATTGCCTCGGCCGCAGCCTTGGCCAGGCCAGCACTGTTGCCAAAAAGTCGAACGCCGACAGCGAAGTCCATCAGGTTTTCTCGGTCAGTTTTTTGATGTAGAAATTGAACTCAGCGGTCGGCAGCGCAAGAATCTCGGACCGAGACCAGTGCAGCCGCGTGGCCAGCAGCAACACCTTTGTCAGGAAGTTTTCTCGCTGGCCGGCACGTCTTCCCCCAGCGCGTTGGCCTCCGACATGGTTTCGCGCACAACGGCGAAGTTCGTCGCTGGCATTTTGTTGAACAGCGCTGGCCCAAATGGCCCGGTATAGGTGCCGGCCCGCACGATGGTCAAGGCAGCCAGTGCCGCGGTGTAGGCGTTGGGTGACAGATTGGGGTTTGCATCCTGCTCGGCAGCGATCAGGTCTTCCACCAGCGCTTCGCGGAATTCGACGTCGGTGGCCACGGTGCCACCGACTGTCCATTTCTTCTTCAGCGGATTGGTTGCGGTAAGAGCGGTCATGGTTAAAACACTTTCAAACGGGGTTGAGGGGATAAAAAAGGCCACCTGTGGCAGCCTGGGTGGGAAACCTGTTCAGGTCGGCTAGCCTTCGATGCACTCGACGGCTTCAAAGCGGCAAGACACTTCGCCCTTGGTCATCTTTGGCGGCGTGGCCGACCAGGCTTGGCGCAAGGTGAAGACACTGCCGCTATCGGTTTCGTAAAGCAAAGTGCCGTTTGTGATCGCATGGATTTCGGTAAGGCTGATGTCTGGCCGATGGTTGAAGGTGAAATCAACCGATGCCTCGCCGATGGCCTCGGTGTGGCCATCGACGCCGGCATCGCTTCTAGCCGCAGCGCGTGTAGCACCGCCCGTGTCGAGCGTCGCGCCTTCTTTGCTGCGGATGCGCTTGCCGTCGATGGTGATGAACACGCGGCCGGTGTATTGGGTCATGGATTAGCTCCTGTGCAATGTGGGTCAGAGAATGAATTGCACGCTGGCAGCGAACACGCGGAACTGGTTCACCACGTCCGGCGGCAGAATGGCGTTGACGCGGTTGCGGTCGCTGATGCTGCGCACCACGATCAGGTCTTTCTTGAACTGCTCGAAGCCTTCCAGGATGCCCGCCAGCTCCAGCTCGCGCGCCACGTCGATCAGCTCGCCGCGGATCATGAGCGGCGTCACGATGGCCTGGCCAGGCGCAAACTGCGTACCGTCGTCGGCCAGCTTGTGGCGCGGGAAGCGCAGCGCGATGCGTGCCCGGAAGGCGTAGCGCATGTAGTCCACAGTCCACTTGGTCTCCAGGTCCAGGTAGCTCACGTCGTCAATGCCGTAGGCATTGGTCTGGTAGGTGGTGACCACGCGCTCCAGCAGCACGTTGCCGCCCTGGTCGACGGTGATGGTGCTGATGCCGTCACGCAGCAGCAGGTTGCGCTCCTGTTGCGTGAAGCGATCGGACAGCGCTGGCGGCAGTACGCCAGGCAGCACCAGGGTTTGAAATGGCCGCGCGGGGTCGATTGCGCCGTTGAATTCACACACGGCGGCGGTGATCGCACCCAAGCAGTAGATAGGGGTTGGCAGACTGCGCACGCCGACAAAGCTGTCGTGTGGGCTGTTGCGGGCTGCGCCCAGGGTGGCCAGGGCCGATTGGGTACCGCGCAGCGCGCCGAACAGGTGGCCGGTGCGCATGTCCATACCGCCCCAGCGACTGGCCAGCTCGGTTTCCACCTTGACGATGTTGGCCGTGTCGGTATATGGCGTGACGATTGTGTAGAAGCTCTCTAGCGATATCGCGGCCAGGGCCGGGGCCACGTCGGGGTTACCGGCGCCGGCTACGCCTGCGGCTACCGTCACGGTGACGCCAGCGGGCAGCACGTCGTCGGAGTAGTAGTTCACGCGCACGTCGATATCGTTGCCGAAGACGCCCTTGTGCCGGGCCGTCACCGTTGCCACGGCCGCGGCGGCGGTGGAAGTTACCGGGCCGTCCAGGAAGGCATTCACCGTGGCAGCAATCGCGGTGGCGATGGTTGCGGCGGCATCGCCACTGGTTACGCCCACCTGCAGGCGCTGCCCATTCACATACAGGGCAATCACGCCGCTGCCGGTGGCAGGGCCCGTAACTGTCAGGGTCTGGGTGGCCGCCACGCCAGCGCCCAGGTCATCCAGGCCGATGGCCATGATGTCCGATTCTTTGTTGGCATTGCGGGCTGCCACCAGCATTTCGTGCAACACCGAGCCGCGGCCGAAGTAGCCTGCGGCTTCGCTGCCGGCATTGATGCGGCGCAGCTGACCGGCTGGCGCGCTGCCTGCGGGCAGCTTGTTGCCGATCACCAGGATGCGGCGATTCATCGAAGGCAGGCCGCGCACGGCCTTGCTGTTGTCGATCTCTACATACTGCCCCGGCGTGCGGATGTCGATGGGGATGGTGTTGAACGTGATGTTGTCAGGCATAGATGCTCCAGGGTGTGGTGGTGTGGCTTACGCCTTGGGTTTCTTGAGGGCGACTTCAACGCTGGACGAAAGCACCTCGGCTTCGCGTACCACCTCCACCTCCCCGGCCTGCACCTTGCGCAGCCAGTAGGTGTCGAAGTTCACTTCTTCTCCCTCGGCGGCCAAGTAGGTGCCGATGGGTTTGCGCACCTTGCGCGGCACCAGCGCACCTTCAGTTTCGAAGGGTGCAGGCTTGAGGAAAACGCGTTCGGTCATGTGGAGGCTCCGGGTAACTGCACGTCTAGCTGTGCGTCGGGGTTGGAAGAAGAAAAGTCGGCCGGGTCGGCCAGCCATTTGCCGTGCTCGGCGCAGCCAGCTCCGCCCGCGATATCGATGTCACCGTGAAAGGTTTTGAAGTCGTCCAGGTCTTCCAAGGCCCAGTCGGCGTCCATCTCTATCAAGCTGCTTTCAAACAGCATTTCAAGGGCGGTGATGCCAGCGGCGTCGAAGATCTCGTCGTCGACCATTTCGCCGCGACGCATGAACCAGGTGGCGTCGCCGATCCGGTGCTCGTGCAGGGCGCGCGTGGCCAGCAGCATCAGTTGGTCGATGCCGATGTCCACGCCGTCGCCCTTGCGGGCTTGCGCCTGGCCAGCCACGTTGCGCACTACGGCTGCCACAGTGAAGGTCAGCACCAGGCCGGTGTCGCGCACTTCAAAGCGGCCGGGCACCAGGTACAGGGCCGGCGCATCCGCCGCATATTTCTTGAGCAGTGCCTCGCCGATCAACTTGGGCAGCGTGTCAACCGTGCGCACCAGGCGCTTGATGTCGCGGTGCTCGCGCGCGGCCTGGAGTAAAGCGTTTTCGTTACGGCCTAGCATCAGAGGCCTCCGCCGCGGATGACTTCGCCCACCACCTCGCCGCCGATGCGACGCATCTCGCGCACGTCTTCGGCGTTCACACCCAGGAAGGGGCGGGCCGGCATGGTGATGGTGTGGGCGCCCACGGTGTAGCGGCGCTCCACCGCACGTTTGTGTGTGGCCTTGGCGAACACGGACAGGTGGGCGTGGTCCTTCTGGCGCAGCAAGGCGCCGCTTGCCGTGGTGCGCAAGCGCAGGGTGCTGGAGAAGGCCAGCTTGTTGATCTTGCCGCCGAGCTGATGGATGCGGGCGTACACCACGTTGCTGCCCCACTCGGTACCGGAATTGTTGGCGTTGTGGGTGATGCTGCGCAGCAGGCGGGCTTTGAGCACCAGGGTCTGGCCGCCATGCTTGCGCACCCGCTTGCTTACCTTCCAGGGTGTGCCGTCTGGCCCGGCCTGGTTCTTGAAGCGCAGGCGTGTGCTGGTTTCGCCGTACTGGCCGAAAGCCTTCCACAGTGGGCGGGGCGACAAGCCGAGCTGCAGCAGGCGCTGTATCGCGCGCTGCGGCTTTTCCAGCCCGTCGACCTTGATTTCTACGCCGACGGTCACAGGAACCCCGTGGAGTTGCCGCGCGCCCACACCCGGCCGGCGCTGACCACCTCGGGTGCGCCGCCGCTGGCCGGCTCGTCGCCGGTTTCGCCGTCTGCGCCCAGCTTTACCTTGCCGGCCTGCACGTTGGACAGCAACTTGATGCAGTCGTCGTAGCGCTGCTTGATCACGTCGGTGACCTGGTCGTCGTAAAGGAAGTAGCGCGCAAGCTCGCAAGCCACGCGCTCCAGCACCGGCGGTACCGGCGAGAGTGGCAGGATGTAGCGGCTGCTGATGTAACTGTCGATGGTGTCGGCCGCATCCTTGAGGGCTGTGTCCACCTTGATCATGGCCACGGCGGCCTGGGCGGCTTCTTCGTTGGTGTAGTCCGACAGGTCGGCCGCGGCGGCCACCGCCGCCAGCAGCTCGCCGGTCACCAGGCGCGGGATTTCGCGGGCGACGCGCTGGGCGATCTCCTGGGCGTCGTAGCGGGTGAGCAGAACTGTGGCGGTGGCGTATTGCATGGGTAAAGTGGTTTCTTTCTTGTATGTGCCGCGCGCGGCGCATACAGCAAAGGCCGGGGCTTGTGCCTAAACCTGTCCCCTGCGTATCCAGCCCCGGCGTGAGGTTGGTAGGGTGAGTCATTCGCGGGGCTCCCCCGGCGCCTGGATGACAAGGCGCAGGGATCAATGCCCGCTCGGGGGTGGGTATTACTTCTTGGCGGCGGGGTCGGCGGCGGGCTCTTTCTTGGGCTCGATGTCGACCTCTTGCACGACCAACAGGCGCTCACCCTTGAGCAGGTCCACCTGGTCGTCTGTCAGGTCTGCCAGGGAGATCGTCTTTGCGTCTGCACCAAAGCTGTGGCCTGCGCGGCGGAAGCTCTCGCACCGCGCAATGATCTTGAGACCCTTGGTTGCCGGCCCCGCGGCCTGGTCTTTACTTTTCGTTGCCATGTCGGTATTTCCTTGAGTTGCGAGTTACAGCCAGGCGCAGACAACGACACGGGCGGTGTTGCGCATCGTGTTGTCCTGCCCGTTGGCCAGGCGCTCTGCCTGCACCAGGTCGAGAGCCGTCTTTTCCAGGGCAGGAGGCACCAACAGCACGTTGGGCTTCACGGCCAGTGGCTTGCCGCTGTCGCTCTTCAGGCTCATTTGGGCAGCACGGGCGGCTGCGTAGTTCGTCACGTCCAGCGTTTGCTTGCTGGCGTAGGCCAGTTGCCACAGACCGAAACCGACATTGCTGCGCGCATTGGCACCGAACACGAACTCATTGCGGTCGAAGACGTTGTCGTCGTCCCAAGACGTCTTGGACTTGAACTGGTAGGGCTCGCGGTTCTGGTAGATGATCGGTTTCATCACGTTGCTGGTGTCCAGCAGATACCAGGCTGTACCGCTGCCGCCCTGGAAGTTGCTTACGCTGACAGGGTTTTCGTTCGGGCCGACCGGGTGGTCGGTGTCGAAGAAGTACTGGCCGTCGTAGCAGGTGCTGCTGAAACCGGCGGCGATCAGGCCAAACACCAGCTCGTCAGGATGCAGCGCGGCGTCTTGGCCTAGTTGCATCATCAGCGGGTTGTAGACGCCATATTGGTCGTCCATGATCGCGTTGCGCTTCACACTGACGGTGTCTTCCCAGTCCTTGTTGCGGATGGTGTAGTCGTGTTGCTTCAGGTTTTGGTACACCCGGTCGCCGATCCATTCGCGGAACTTGGTGGTCATGCCCAGCCACGCGTACTTCTCTTCGCTGGTCGTGCTGGGCACTTCCATCGCGATCTCATTCCACATCGGCTTCTTCAAGGCCATGCCGGTTTTGAACGCGCCGTTGAATGCCTGGGTCAACATCTGCATGTTGCCGCGGTTCAGGATCAGACCGCCAAAGCCGACCATTGCCAGGCCGGAGTCCGGCGTGGCCATATCGGGCATCAACGACAGCACTTGAGCGTGCGGCATCGCAATGGCGGCCAGCGCCACGCATGCCAACAGGCCCAGCACGGCACCAATTCGGAAAGTACTTTTCATTTCAGGGTTCTCCAGTAGTTGAGGTTTCAGATCAGTTGAATTCGATCCAGACGCCCACGGCGTCCACATCGCGCACCTTGCCAGCAATGCTGCGAGTCGCACTGCCACTGGTCTTCGCAACCGTGGCGTCGTCCACGATGTAGCAATCGGCACCCACGTCAGCCAACGTGATCAGATCGCCCGCGGAGCTGTTGGCAAAGCGGAAGCAACCGTCCCGGCGAATCGGAGCATTGACGGCGCCAGCTGCTCCAGCACTGTTGTCGACCGTTTCTTCAAAAACACCGACGCCGCGCAAGGTGGTGGCGGTCGCGCCCTTGGTTGCAAAGCCGGTTGCTGTGGAAATACACGCAAGGCCGCCCGCAAACACTTTGATGGCGGAAAGGGGAAGCGACAGCAGGTCGCCGTTGCGGCGCTGGGTATCGCGGTCAGAGGTCAAAGGCATGTTCTAGTGCTCCGGTGGGTAATGGATAGGATCAGGCCGAGCCGCCGGCCAAGTACTGCTCGGGAGTAAGGTTCATCCGCTTGCAGATGGCCAACTGTTCATCGTTGAGCTCGGTGCCGGTGCCGCCTGGCTGTTTGCCGCTGGTCTGCTGTTTGCCAGCCAGCGCTGGATTGGCCGGAGTGGCGTCCAGCATCCGCTTGAGCTGGGCGATGTCGCTTTGGCCAATGGCACGGAATTCAGTTTCCAGGCTGGGGGTGACCTTGCCCAGAGCCTTGGCCTGGTTGATCACTTCATCGACTTCGTGCTTCACCTTCTCGGCCTTGAGCTGCACGATCTCGGTGTTGAGCTCGGCGAGCTTTTCGACCGGCACGTACTTGGCAGCATCAGGCGGCGCGGCCTTCAGCGTGACGATCTGCGTGGTGAGCTGGTCGACGCTTTCCGACTTGGCCTTCAAAGCCGCAACGGCTGACACGGCTTCGACCTCCGTGGTGGCCTCGGTCGCGGGCAAGCCAAGAGCTTTCAGCAGGGCGAGCAAAACTGGATTCATGGTGGTGGTTTCCTGGGGAGGTTGATCGCCAGCCGACTGGCTGACCTGGTTGAACCTGGCCGTCAGCGCGGCCAGGGTGACTTCGTCCATGCCGTGCAGGCCTGGATCGTTGGTAAGTGCCACGCTCACGATGCGCTGCACTTCACCGGTTTTCTTGTCGAACGCGAAGACCGGGGAGATGTATTTGTATTCATCGCCCGCCAGGTAGCCCTTGGCGCGCGCCGTCCAGTCCACGTCCGGGGCGTAGAGGCCCGCGCCTGGCCGGAACTCCAGCGACTTGAACCAGCCGGCAGCCGGCGCTGGCTGGCCATTGGTTTCTGCGAGCTGGGTCTGGTGCTCGTAGTCGATCACATACTTGTTGGGGCGGGCATTGGCCTCGGCCACCAGGCGGGCGGCTATTTCTGGGGTGAGCTTCCAGGAGCCCCAGGGCTGGGGTCGGCCATCTGCCGCGCGGAATTCACCGGCGGGCATGAGCTGCACCGCGCCATCTCCTGCACCGACTTCAAAGGTCAGCGCGGCAATCGCGAAGCGTGGATGCGGTTTGTTTTGGGCGGTCTTCATATTGAAGACCCAATGGTCGCGCGATGACCGCCGTGCGTAGCTTAAAACGCTTTACTTCGTTAAAATCCCGCCGTGCTGTAGAGGTTCGGGAAAAACGGCTTCCGATTCAATACACCGCCCCTTTGCCGGGCGACTGGATGACATGTGAGGGTGCTGCACTTCGATGCAGGCGTCGTCTCACCGCAGCACACCTTATTTCAAAGGCGATGACCACGTTGTTAATTTGCTTTGCAAGTAGTCTGAGAAGTTTGTCAGAAGATTGTCTCCACCCCAGGACCAAACGCCCCAAGCCAATAGCGCAAACATAAAAGCCAACGCGAATCGCTTCGTCGCCCTAAAGATTGGCTCGCCCAGCCTTACTTTGCCCCATTCCTGTTTCAGGAATAGCTTGGACGCTTCGATAATTTCGTTTTCACAGGTCTGGCATTCGCTCATATCCATCGGACTTTTCCCTAGCGCGTCATCCAATTGATCCATCGCTTTTAAGATACTTTGACAAAGGGCTTCTTCAGAATTTAGGCGCAAGCGGATAGATGAACCCGCCGTTTTGTAGCCCGCGAAATGGGGATGTGCCTCCTTGTATAGGTCTATTGGAGAGCCAAACTTAGCAGTTCTAGCGCCGGCTACCAGCTCCGCATAAGCGAGAAAGTCAGCAAGTTCAGCGCGTAATCCGTCAATCCATGCTTGTCTAAACTCAGAAATCTTGTTCTCTTTTGCGATTACAAGTCCCAGGAACGCAATCACTCCGCCGATCAGCGCGGCAGCAACCGCACCGACAGCGGCGTCTGGAATGGAGGGAATATTCAAGCGTGATCTCTCTTGCGAGGTGGGGGCATCAGCGACTGCAGGCTTCTTTCGAAGTTGATTCACTGGTCAAGCCGCGCAAGCCCTTTGCGTTTGAAGCTGCGCGGGTCGATCAGATCCATCGAGGTTACCGCATTGCCGCGCTCGGCACGGTGCACCGTCTCATTCAAGGCCACCACCACCTTTGCTACCTTGCCGGTTTCGACCGAGGTGCACAGCAACACTACGCGGGGCTCAGCACCACGCTGGTCGCGCCGCTTGGGTTCTTCCTGGTCGGATGCCTCTAGCCACACCTCGCCGGCCTGGCTCAGCAGCTCAGGCAAGGAAGCGACGAAGGTTTCGCCGCTGCCCTTGGCCTGGCGCTTCTGGCTGCGCTCCAGGCCGAGCAGGTGTCGCAGCCGCGGCATATCGACGAACAGCGTGGCCTTCTCCGGCGCCAGGCCTGCCGCCTGCAGCGACGCAACCACCTGGGGTGCGAACGCCCCCACCACGCGCCGGGCGCCAACCTCGCGCCGCTCGCCCTCTACGTAGCGACCCACGAACTCTCCGAACTCGGTTTGCACCAGCGGGGCCCAGGTTGTCACACCGTCGGCCAGCACCTTGGCTGCGGTCGCAGAGGTGGCGGCATCGGCCTTGTCCATCATCATGCGGCCCAGGTTCGGGCGGCGGCCACCTGGTGGGTAGTGGAAGGCTGGGTCCACGCCCACCGGCACTTCCATTGTTTCCCCGGTGCGCTGGTTGGTGAGGGTGCGCATTTGCTCGGCGGGCGCGGTGCCCAACTTCAACCCCCCGCGCTCAAGCGTGCGCGCATTGTGTTGATAGACGGGGCACTTACAGCCCCATTTCTTTACAGGCATGTGGACCTGCCACCAGGGATCATCGGCGCGCAGCACCGTGCCGGCATAGGCTTTGTGTTCCAGGCGCGGATGTTCCGAGGCGCTGTGTCCATACTCAAGAAACGGAAACAACCCCTTGCCGCGCTGAATGCGCTCCCACTGGCCCTCGCTGTAGGCGGTAGCCAGGTTGGCATCGAAGATCACCTCCATGCGGCGCGCGCTACCGAGTTGGGCGCGTACCGTGTCGCCGCTCACCGGGTCCACCACGTCCTGCTTGCCCCACCAGCCACGGGCCTGCAGCTTGGGGCTGAGCTCGCGCTGGAAGGTGCCGAAGCTGGTGCCTTCGGTGATCGCCTTGTCGACCTGGCCGCGGATGTCGCGCAACAGATCCATGTGCATGGCCTTGGCCACGGTGAATGCAGCCTGGTGTTCCTGCCGCCAAACATCGCGGTGGTCAAAGCCGATCCGGTAGCCTTTCTGCCGAAAATACGCGACAGATTCTTCCGGCTGCACCGGTTTTAGGGCGATTGCGCTCATTTCATGCACCAATCAGGAGCAATTGGCGGGATTACCTCGGCACTCAACAGCCGAATGGAGCCATTGAAGACCCATTGAAGAGCCGCGATCACAGCCAGGGTGCGGGGGTGGTAGCCAAATTCCAGCCGGAGCGCCCCAAAGCCCGATTTCCGGCCTTGGTGCCGAAAATCCAGAGCCCGTGCGGCTTTGCGGCCAGTTTGTTGCTGCATTTTTAAGCAGCTGGTTTTTTTTGAGCGTTGAGCTGGCCCCACATCCGGGCCGCAAAACTGCCCCGCGCCAGCAGGTCGACGAGCTGCTCGGTCGGGATCGTGGTCAGGCCGGATTCCAGCGCCTGGCTGAAGTCTTCAAAACTGGCCGCGGTGGCCAGCGCCGTCTCCACGGCATTGCGCATGGGGTCGGCGGCGTCCACCCATTCGCCAAGCATTTCTGCGGCCAGGGCGTCGAGCTCGTCGGGTTCGGCCGTGGGTACAGCCTTGAGCTTGGCCAGCGCCTGGGGGCCTTTGGCTACGCCCGCTGCCGGTTTGGCCGGATCAGCCTGTTCCTCTGGTGGCAGGATTTCCTGCGGCCGCGCTACCTCCAGAACATCTTCTGTGCCCTGGGCCTCGGGTATTTTGAGTTTGTCATGCGCCCAGCTCTTGCGGATACGCATGCCCATGCCCACCAGCTTGGGTACGGCTTCGCTGTAGAGCTTCAGGTCTTCCGCCTCCTGGGTGTCGAACACCAGGCGCGGGCAGCGGCGCTTTTCCGTCAGGCCCTTGTTCACGGCCAGGATGGGATACACGAGCTGGTCGCTTAGCGCCGCACCGAGTTGGCGCGCATCCGCGCTCTTGAGCTCGTGCCGCACCTCGTTGTGCACATTGCCCAGCGCCTGGCTGCCGTGCGAACCTTCGCCGCTGGTCAGCGTGCCGCCCAGGATGGCCTTGCTCATCATGGCTTCCATGTGGCTGATCATTGCGCTGAAGGGACCGTCCATGCCTTCGGCTGCCTTCTGGAAGTCGATGGCCATACCTTCGGGGATGATGGCCGCAGCATCGTGGCCGATGTTCACCACCGCGCGCAGCAGCGCGGCCTTGTCTTCCTTGGTGGCGCTGGGGTTGTAGGTGCCCAGGCGCAGCGGCAGGCCGTAGATTTCCAGGAACTCGGCCAGGTCGCGTACCGCGTAGTTCTTGAACAGGAACGGCCAGGCCAGCACACGGAACAAGCCCGATCGGCTCACATAGCCCGAGCGCGATTTGTGTTTGTGCAGCAGCCAGCCAAAGGGCCAAAGCTGCTCGCCATCGGCCGAGTTGTCGCGCAGGCGCAGCTCGTTGCGGTCCACGCCAGGCGTCTGTGGCAGGCGAAACCAGCCCTGCGGGCGGTGCGTGGCACACACGGGCAGCAGGTTCTTTTCTACCTGGCGCCATTCGAGCTCGAGCGCGGCGAAACCGTGGCCCACAGCGTCGGACATGTCAAACACCACGTCTTCGAAGTCGGCCATCTCCGAGGCCATTTCCTTGGCGTAGGCGGCCAGGCTCTTCTCGGCTGCGCTGGCATTGGGCGGCGGCACGACATCCCAGTCCAGCGTTTGCAGGGCCAGGCGGCGCTTCTGGAGCTCGCTGAAGAGGTGGGCATCCTTCTCTTCCATATCGGCAAACAGCTCGTGCTGGCTGGTCAGGTCGCCTTGCTCGGCACGCTGCAGGATGGCCGCCAGCTTGGGCGGCGTGAGGCCGCGGCTGGGGTGGGTCTCGTACTCGGAGTGCAGTTGCGCCATGCGCGCGGTCTGCGGCTCGGCGATCTGGGCACGTTCGAAGGGCTGGCCCCGGTGGTCAAGGATGGTGGTCATGGTGTTTGGAAAAGTGGTTTACCAGGCGCCGGACCCGGCGTATCGGTTGTCGTCGTCGCTGGTCATACCGTCCCAGGCGTTCACGCTGGGAGGCGCACCCTGGTAGTCGTAGACCGTGCAGCCTTCCAGCGTGCGGGATGCATGCCAGGCTAGCGAGCCGGCGATGAAGGTGTCGCCGTGGCGTTTGAGCTTCTGGGCGTCCTGCGTGCGCACGTCGGGGATCAGCGGTATGCCCTTGATGATGCGCGGCACGCGGTGGTCGGCCAGCACGTCGGCGTCCATCGGGATCTGTATCAAGCGGTCTTCAAAGGCCGCTTTGTAGGGGGGCAGGTTCTCCAAATACCATTTCTGGGTGGCCTGGATCATCAGGATGCGGCTTTGCCCGTATCGCTGCGCCGTCTGCTCAGCCATCTGCATGCCCAGGCCACGGGAGTCGAGCGCGGCGCCCACAAACCTGGGCAGATGGTCCATGATGTACCAGAGTACCTGCAGCTGCTGCGTGAACGGCATGCCGCGCAGCTCCACCAGGAACGGGATACGCCGCACCAACGAGCGGAACTGGATCATGGGTGCGAACGCAGACAGGTCGCCGATCCGCGCAACGTCACCGCCCACAAAGCTGATTACATCCCGCAACTCGCGCAGCGCGTCGAGCTCGGGCTTCAGGAACTCCTCGCACCAGTCCAATATGGCCAACTGACGAGTGCGCTCGGGTTTGAATGTGAAGTCGGGTTCGCGCTTGTCGCGCAGCACCGCCCAGCCCTTGACCATGCAGTTTTCGATCAGTTCGCGCGTGAGAAAGCTGCCTGCGCCGTTCTTGGGCACGCAATCCAGTTCTTCCTCGGCGTCGTCGCCGTAGAAGGCGCGTATGTCATCGGCCCAAACCTTCTCGTTGTCCTTGTCATAGGCAATGCCGAGCCGTAGGCAGACACGCACATACAGGCCCTCGGCCAGCGCGTCATCGAAGGTGGTCCTGTGGAGCTTGTAGGGCTTCCGCCCCGCGCGAATGTCCTTGATGACCGTGTTGAACTCGTTGTCGTCGCCGAAATGCGTGGACAGGATACGCAGGCGTCCACCCCAGATCAGCAGCGCCAGTGCAGCCTTGAGTAGACCTGCCGGGTCATCGTGGAACGCGAATTCGTCCAGCACGACGTCACCCTGCTTACTGCGCAGGTTACGTGGCCTGGAGCTGAGCGCCGTGATGCGATGCCCGCTGGCAAACTTGATGCTGAAGACGAAGACGCTCTTCTTCTCATCGCCTTCGACCCAGATCTCTTCGGACGCCTCGATAGCCTCCGCAACGCTCTGGAACTGCCCCGCCCATTGCGCCGCATCCAAGATGAACTCGACGGCCATGTCTTTGGTGTACCCGATGTACCACTGGTCGCGACCGGAGGCGGCCGCAGCGATCAAGACGCTTTCGCAGGCGCAGGTCCAGCTCATGCCGACACGTCGGCTTTTTTCGTCAACCTTGACTTGGGATTCGTCGGCTATCCATCGCTTTTGATAGCCGAGCAACACGCTGGGTGCGCGCCCGCTGAAGTCATACTTGACCTCCTCGGCCAAGCGCTGCATTTCCGGCGTGATGATTTCGCTCATGCCTTCTTGGCCTCCGGGATGCCGAGGATTTCAGCGCGGATCACATTGATAGTGTCGTCGCTCAACCCCGCCTTCTTCACCGTCTTGACCACACTGGCGGCGACCTCGGCCGCACGCACTGCGATCAGCTTGCGCACGTTGATCGCCTTGTCGACGGCCAGTTTGTCGGCGCCTGCAAAGTCCTTTAGGGCCTTGCCCAGGAACATCAGGTCTTCGGGGCTGGCTGTCTCCAGGTCGCCAATGGTCTTGAAAGCCACCACGCGCAGCATTTCCAGCAGCATGCGGCCCACGTCGCCCTCGGGTTCCTTGCCCAGCTTGTCCACCCACACGGCGGCGATCTGGGTGGCCTGGCGGTAATCCTCCATGCGCTCGTTTGCGTTCTTGACGTAGCGGCCCACGGCCGAGCGGCTGGCATCGCCGCCCATGCCCTTGACCAGGCCGACGATCTCGTTGATCGTGGCCCGGCCCTCGCGCACGGCGGTGTCCACCGCTTCCTTGATGGACGGATGGAGCTGGGTGATGCTGCTCGGCCGCGAGGGCCGGCGTTTGCTGGTGGTGTCGGCCATGATGGTGGCCTTAGCGCGGCGTTGGCCGTTTGACGCCTGGCACCGTAGCCCGGCCGGCGGCAGTGTCGGCGCCGCGGGCGGTCAGCGTGGCCAGGGTCACAGCACCAGCCTGGCGCTGGGTGACCAAGCCCACCTCGGCAAGCCAGGCGATATCGCCCTTCACCTGGTCGGCGCTGGCACTGTGGCCGTAGATAGCGTCAATGGCGTCGCGCACCAGGAATGCGTTGGCGCTATAGCCCGGCGTCTCCTGTAGCACCAGCAGGATGGACAAGCGCCGATCTTCGGTCATGGCAGTTTGAAAGCTCATTTATTGCTCATTAGGTGGGTTTGAATAATCGACGTCTGGTGCTCGATGCGCTTGAGCATTTCGCTCAAGCCATCAACGCGTGCATCTAGGTTCGACACCTGCGAGCTGATCTTCCCGATCTCTTCATCGGTGGGAACATGCTTTACTACCTCTTCCAGCACCGACAGCCGGGTGTTCTGGTTTTCATTGGCTTTGGTGCTCTCGCTGATGAATACGGTCAACTCGCCGTGCAGCTTGGTCAGTGCCTTGGCGTTGTCGTCGTCTTTGGTGCGCAGGTACACCCACACGCCCATCAAGCCCATCGCTATCCACTGTGCGGCAGCCATGTAAAAACCCATCGCCTGGTAGTTCAAATCGGGCATCCAATGCCACCTTTCAAAGAGATTGCACCGGCAGCACACCCGCCAGCAAAAGAATGTCGTTCTGCACCGTGGTGGCACGGCACAGCACCTTGTAGGTACAGCCAGGCACACCGCCGCCCAGTTTCTGGAGTACGCGCCCGCCCTTGATCACAGGCACGCCAAAGCGCAGCGCAGCCGGCGTAGGGTCGGTGCCGCGCATTACCGTGACGACCATGTCAACGGTGGCGATCTTGTCGCCGTAGGTGAGGTCTTTGGTGAAGTCGAATTTGGCGGTGATGCGCTCTTCGGAGAACTTCACCGGCCACAGCCAGCCGTTCGCCTTCCAGGAAGCGAACCAGGCGCGGCCGGTGGCATCGCAGTCGTAGTCGGGGGTGGGATTGCCCGTGCCGGCATCGACCACGTAGAACGCGGACGAGAAAGCGGCAGCGTTGAAAGCGCTCATGAGAGCATCAGCTTTCCGCCTGGGAGTTGGGGCATCGGGTCACCTTGAACTAAGTAAGGTGGCACTATGCCGCGCGCGCGCGAGGTGGGGCTACTAAAGCGTTTTACATTGAGTAGCGGGGCGGCGGAGGGACCATAGAAAAGGCCACCCGAGGGTGGCGCTTAGATCGTCGGGTTCACCGGCAGCGGGTGGGAACTAGAAAGTTCATCCCTGCACGGAACCGCCAGGAAGCGTCAGGGCCTGAACATCTGAGGAACTTAGGTTCACTCCCTTAAGGAGATCTTCCAGGGGGCGGCCACTGCTTGGCCATAACGGAGTGGTAGGAAGGCGCGCTCCACTCAGCCCTACTGCCATAGTAGCCATTTGTAGCATGCCATTACTGATAGAGCTACGCGCATGAAACACTGCTCTATCGATACAAAAGTAGGCATTATTTATGTGCAGCGGAGTGTTTTCCGTACCCATGCCCAGAGGAACGCCGATCGATTGAACATAACTCCTACGCCACGAATCGCGCAGATTTCCAAAACTAACCTGCCACCCATCAAGTGGGTGACCATTCATGAGGGCAGTTCTCTGGTGTTGCGTAGTTTTCAGAATGCGACCGTGGCACTCCAGATTAATCGCGACCATCGCAACCCACCGAGAAAGTGCAATGCACTCTTCATGTGAGTGGACCTGCCAGCCACCTTTCACCAATTGCAAAACCAGAGGTTGAGCGATCTTGTGAATATCACTCATCCATGTGGTGTTGCACCTCTCGCAGACATTTCGCACCGTCGAATCAAGAAGATCGCCGACAGCTGACAGAGGGTCACTTCTATGAAAATCGACTGGCTCCCAAAATACAAGCCGCTCGGGACGGCCAACAGAATGAAACCTGTATTGGCTAACTCTACCTAGAGCTTTTATCAACCATTTGCCAAAAATATGCTCGTCTGTGAGCTTTTCAACCTGTTGGCAGTAGATACACTGCCCAGAAGTTGGCACCTTGACCACACCATATTTGAGGTCGAAACCACAGTTTTCACAAAACGGATTGTCGCAGTCGAACACCTCAGTCTTGCATCGTCGGCATATTTGAGTAGGCGTGGATTGTTCAACTGGGGCCATCGACGAAGGAGTCCGTAAGCTAGTGATGCAGCATTATGAATTGACAGAATACCGAACGAACCTCCGTTATTCCTATTTTTAGCAAGAGGGATAAAGTCCAAGCATCCCTATTTGCCTGCCTGATTCGGAACAAGCCGCCCTTCAGCCATCAGCAGCAGCGCCCTTTCGGAGCCATGCAGATCACCATCGCCGTCGGTGCCGATCAACAAAAACGCTCACGGAACGGCGTTACGCGTGAAAAAGTGCATACGATCAAATGTCACGAAATGCATCCCCTCTGTTACAGTCTTTGTAACAACTAACAGAGGTAGGCATGTCAGACGAATCGATACTGGGCGGCACCATCATCTTGATGGTCCTGGCATTTGCCATCGCGGTCTACCTCCGTAAAAAGCGCCCAGAGCACCCTGACGCAGCCAAGGAACTGGAAGATCAGCAGTGGTGATCTAAGAAAACCTAGATCACCAACTGGATCAACTCAAGATGATGTTGTCCATATAGACACCGTTGGCCACGCCACCAAACCCAGAGAGATACTGGACCGGCGCGTTGCTTGTTGGGTAGTTGGTGTCCGTAACCGACACTGCACTAGTCCATGCAACACCATCAGCTGAATAACTCAAGCTGATGGTGTTGCCGATTGCCGAAACACGATAGTGCTCATAGTCTCCTGTGACCAAAGATAGCGATCCGAGCAAGACCAGTCCGGTCGATGCGACCCGGTATAGCCGGAGTTGCCCGCTGGTCGCGTGCATCATCCCTAGGTAGCCCTGCAAGGCGCTCGGATACCCTGTGACAGTCGTACCCGCCTGAGGACGAATAAGGAAGCCATCACGCGCAGAGCCGGAGATTTGCTTGCGGTCCCAGGTGACCGTTTGGTCGGCCGTCGGGTTGAACAAGCTCATGTTGAATACATCAACTACTGGCTGAGAGCCCGTAGCGCCAATGCTGTATTTGCCGCTCCAGCCCGTTGCGCCGGTATTCTTCACGACCAAGGAGCCAACGAGTGCTGCAATGTTGGCTGGCGCTCCGTCCACAGTGTCAGCTTCAAACGTATAGCTACTGCCGCCAGATGCCGCTGCTGTGGAACCGGTTGCCGTGGGCGATGGTGCACCAGCGCCGCCAGAATTGGCGGGCGTCACACGGTAGTCATAACTGCTCGAAGCAGCGAGACCGGTAACGGTCGCCGCTAGAGTCGTGCTGACGCCATCAGCAAAGGTCAACCAAGTTCCGCTGCTGGCGAGCTTGTACTCCACCGTGTAATCGGTGGGCGCGCCGCCCGAGCCAGGCGCAGACCAGGACAAAGGTTGCGTGGATGCCGTCGCCGTGCCAAGGGACAAGCCCGTGACTTGACCAGGTGGCAAGGACGCTGCGGATGTAGTAACGCTGACCGTGCTTGACACCGGCCCCGTCCCAGCGCTGTTGCTCGCTGACACTCGAAAGTCGTATCCTGTGGACGCGGACAGCACGGTTACGGTTGCAGAGCGTGTGATGGATACGCCATCCGAGAAGGTGGCCCAGCTGCCGCCGCTTGTAAGCTTGAACTCGACGATGTAGTCGGTCGGCGCGTCGCCAGTGGCCGGCAGGTTCCAAGTCAGCGCCTGGCTTGTGGCGGTGGTGGCTCCTGCAGCAAGCCCGGTCACCTGGCCCGGGGCGACAATAACAATGGAACCATTGCCAAGGTTTGCTATGGCAGCAGGCACGGCAGAGGCCAAGCGCACACCCATGATGCGTGCGCCGGGAGCCGTGTCGAAATGCAGGTTATCTGAAGAATAGCCAGATGGGCCTTGAACGTAGGTAACGCCGGGGGTGCTGGCCGCAACGGCCAATTGCGCGTCACGAATCGAAGCCCAGCTAGGGTTAGCCGTAAGCGCTTCGGGAACCATGCTACCAATGATGAACCAACTATTCGCAGCCCCAGTAATGCGCGCGCGAAAACCCGCGATAAGCGCACGTTGTGCGGCGTCATACGCCGCCTGTGTGACGCCGCCTGCACCATCGCTTTCGCCTTGCATCCATATCGTGCCCACAAAACGTGAATTCGGAAATACGAGCAGTGCAGCCGCAATCGCTGCATTGGCTTTAGCGATTGCATTTTCGTAGTTAGACCCACCTGGGCTACCCGGCCCCCAAGTGGGCGGCGCCGCGACCATAGACGTCCCACCTACACTTACCGGAACAATCAGCACTCGGCGGCTCGGGCGGATCTGACGAGCGTATGCCCGCCCAAACCAAGAGGCAGGCCCCGTGCGGCCGCCTGCCGTAGTTGCATCTGGATGCTTGAGAGGGTCAGCGCCTAATCCGATTTTTTGGTAAGACGCGGTATCTGAGGGGTAGCAGGCGTATTGCCATACGGCGCCATCAGTAGGGTCCGCAAACGTATCCATCGGTTCACGCCCGGCCATACCTGACTGACCAGCTGCAAGGACAATATCGAAACCGAAATCCGAAGTCAGTGCATTCCCATCCCAATCCACCCAGGATACCCCATTGCTCGTGTAGATCTTATAAGGCGCGGCGGAGCCGACAAGCCCTGTCTTGCCTGCATGGGTTGCGGCTGGCTTCGCCGTTTGCAGCGCGGCAACTGTTGGGAATATGTTTTCTGGAGCAAGCCGCAGCCCGTCTTCATCCAGCACAAGGCCGTCACCGACAGTGATCTCCTGCGCTTCTGCGTCGGTGCCATCTTTGCGGCCCAGCAGCGCCGGGCCTTGAAGCTGCACCGTGTGCTCGGCATTCCAGTGGCTGGGCTGCACCTGCGTCGGGTCGTCACCATCCGGCTTCGTGCTGGTGAAGGGGTGGGTTACGCGCACCGTCATGGGGTACCTTTCTTCTGCAGGATGAAATCGATCAACTTGTCGTGCCGGACGCGGTCTTCGGCGCAGAGCTGGGCGTTTGCGGCCTGGTTGCGGGCGGCGAGGTCGAAGGTGATGCCGGTTCCAGCAGCACAGGCGGCCTCGGACGTATCAGCAAGGCCGCAGGTACCTGCAGGTCGGTCTGCGCCGGCAAGGGAGCTGTTCCACATCCAGACAGCACCAGCGCTGAGCTGTAGCTCAAACTGACCAGGCTGCGACGGCACCAGGTCGACGAGCCTCGGCGTCTGCGCGGGGTCAAGGGCCTGCGCACCAGTCGGCGCAGCTCCCAATTGAGCGCCAGGTACAGGTACACGAACAACAAGAGGAGCACGGCGGCGTTGTAGCTCATTGAAAGCACTTTCAAGTTGGGAATAACGGGTGTCTTGGTCGCGCAGCGCCTGGCCCAGGTCGACCTGGGCGGCGTCGCCGCGTTCGAACTCGCGGAACTTTGCGCCTGCTGCAGTGCGCTCGGTTTCGAGCTGGTCGGCGGCGTGGCGGTTGTCGGCGGCGGAGCCGCCCCACCAGTAGCCGCTGCCTACCAGGCCAGCAGCTGCGAGCACCAAGGCGAGCAGGCGCCAGGCGAGCGTCATGGTTCGTCTCCGGCGCTTGGCGGGGTTTCGTCCAGGCTGGCCTGGCGCAGGATGCGCAGCCCGACAATGGTGATGCCGAAGGCGGCGGTCACGTAGGGCCAGTACTGGGCGGGAAAGATGGGCTGGATATACGGCAGCATGTCGGCCTGGATGGCGGACAGCACCGTCAGCACGGCAGTAGCCTGGATGGTCAGGAAGCGCCAGGCCTTGCGCCAGTCGGCGATCAGGGCGGGCTTTTTCATAGCAGGCCCGGAAGGTAGCGGGTCTTTTTGCCAGGCGTGAAGACGGCCGTCAGAACCTGTTTGCGTGGCTGGGCACCGTAGACGGCAATGCCCAGGTGCACCCAGCTGCCCTCATAGATCAACTGGTCTGCAACTACGCCTGCAGTCATCAGCGCTCGGCAGATGTCCTTTGGGGAGCCGAAGCGCGGGGCGATGAAGTCGGCAGCGCGGCCATCCGGGTGTGCGCTGGTGCTGTCGCTACCCACCAGCGTATTGAGTTTGGGGCAGCGAAAGCCGCTGCTGATGATGATGGGCGCACCGTTCAGTGTGGAGCGCACCACCTCCAGCACGCCGGCCAGGCGACGCAGGTTTTCAATCTCGGAGGTATTGGGCTGGTTGGCGATTCCGAAGCGCTCGGCTTTGTCCGAGATCGTGAATTCGCTAAGCCAGAAGTTGGTGGTGAGCTGGGTGTCTTTAGGCATGCACGGCAGTTTGCCGCGCACGCGCGAGGGCGTCGTTTAAAGAGTTTTACTTCGCGCGCCGTCTATTTCTTCGTCTTGCCAACGAGGGCCACAGAATAACTCAGAGCTTCGTCGAAGTCTGTGGGCGATAGCTTCTGGCAGTACAGCGACACATTTCCGGAGTCACCCGCATGGAACTTCTTCGGGTTCAGATAGGGAATAGCGAGGTACCAAGCACAAGCCGCTTTGGGCGCCTTCTTCCCGTCCAGGCCCTGCCCTGTGGCGTAGGTATAGGCCAAGTTGCGCTGCGCGTTGTAGTCGCCTTGGCTAGCATTGCGGCGGAGCTGCTCCACCTCGGTGGGCAGAGAGGCTGGTTCAATTGTCTGAGCAAATGTATGCGCACTGAACGACGCCGCCACCAGCGCAAGCGTGCTCGATAGTGTTCCGATTTTCATAGCTCCCCCGATTTAAAACTCGCCCGCGTGCCAAACCACTTTGCCGCTGATGCGCAACGCGGCAGCCTGTTCTGCGCTCAACGATTGCGGCTTGTAATCCTTGTTGTAGCTGATCACCTGTACGCCGCCGGTTGAGAAATCGCGCTGTATCAGCTTCACATAGTCCAGGCCGTCCAGCTCAATGACGTAAATACCGTCAGGGCCCAGACTGGTGATCTCGGTGTTGACCAACAGAATGTCGCCATTGTTGATGCGATCAGCCATCGAATCACCACGGGCTCGAACGATCTTGGCCTTGTCAGGCGAAATGCCTTTTCTCGCAAGCCATGATTGTTTGAAAGCAAAGCGTCCGATCACTTCGCTATGGCCGTTGAAAGCTCCTCCACCAGCACTGACGTGGATGTCGATCATGTCTACCAGCGCGAAATCTTGATCGCCTAAGGCCGCGCCACTTCCCCCATCTCCGGCCTCAGAAGTCCCTGAAAAGTGCATCAGCTTGGCCGGCGCTACACCTAAAGCCCGGGCAATCAACAAAAGTTGCTCCGTATTGGCTTCGCTGTCACCTCGTTCGATGCGACCGATGGTGTTTGAGTGCAATTCGGTCTTTTGCGACAGATCCTGAATTGTCAACTTGGCCTGAGTGCGCAGGTTCCGAATGCGCAGACCTTGCGCTTTGATCAGTGCACCCGCTTCCGTTGCCGTGTAGTCGAAAGAGGGTTCCTGCACCCGTACGACATCCCGAGCGCCGAGCGCCCCTTTTGAAGGGTTATTTCTTGGGTTCACGTGCTTTGGCTTTATGTGCGAATGCACACAGTTTAAACCTGAGCCAGTTGTAGAACCAACACTAGTTTGTAAATGAGGTCTGGCAAACCTTAATTTGTGTGCATTAGTTGTTGCAAGCACCTGATTTGTGTGGATAATCTCGCTTATGAACACAAATCAGGTTTTAGTCAAAGATTGGCACCCAGCTCAGGTTAAAGCCGCGCTTGAAATGGCGGGAACCAACCTGAGCCAGTTGGCGAGACAACACAAATACAAACATATCAACGAAGTTTTAAACCGCCCCTGGGCTGCAGCTGAGTTGATTGTTGCCAAAGCGCTCCATAAAAAGCCCGAGGAAATTTGGCCCAGCCGGTACGAACGATCACGTGATCGCGCCAAGGCAATGACGCGCAATCCCCAGGTCCTGCGGACAAACAAGGCCTTTGGGTCTGCATACGCCAAGGGGTGATCATGAGCATGTGGATATCAGCTCCCGATCTGGCAGGCCTGCCAGGCATGCCCTCGGATAAGACGACCGTGCTTCGCCGGGCCAAAGCCGAACGTTGGACCGCCCGGCCCCGCACCGGTCGCGGCCGCACAGGTTGCGAATACCTGATAACCAACCTGCCCGAAGCCACCCAGCAAGCCCTAGCCGCAGGCGCAGCCGGTGCGGTCAAGCCAACAGTCCGCGCTATCGAAGCCGGCAAGCAGGCCTGCCACGTCGCACAGGTGTAAGCCCATGCCAGCGCAATGGCGCGGCTCGGTGTCACCCTGGAAGCGGCGGGCGCATTCAACCCAGCCAGCAATCCACGCCTGGACCTGTTCCAGCGCTTCGAGAGCTACCACCTGGCACGCGGCGGCGCGGTGTGGCCCGCCATTACTGAATTCTGTGCCCTATGGCAGGCCGGTCAGATCCAGGCCTTGCCCAAGACGGTAGAAGCCTACCCCGCGCTGCCGGCCAAGACCCTGGACAAATGGTACCGGTCCTGGCGCATGAACGGCGTGGAAGCTCTGCTGGAACGCAAGCCCCGTAAAGACAAGGGCAGTTCCCAACTGGTGGAAGACGAGGAACTGCACCGGGTCTTCGTGGCAGCACTGGTCGAGATGCACGATCCGACAGCCCGCCAGGTGCAGCGCGTTATCTCCAATCACCTGGGCGAGGAACGCACCCCGGCCATCACCACTTTGAAACGCTGGTTGGGCGAATACAAGGAAACCAACAAGGTCGCTTTGCTCAAGCTGAAGAACCCCGACGGCTGGCGCAATAAATACATGCCTGCCTTCGGCAGCCGTAGCGAGCACATCACAACGCCGAATGAAGAATGGCAGCTCGACTCCACCATCGCCGACGCGCAGCAGCGGGTGGAAATGGCTTTCAACCTGACCGATGGCGATACCGGCGAGATCCGCCGCCATGCGCTGGTTGCGGTGATCGACGTTTTCACGCGCAAGGCCAAGGTACTGGTGTCCCGCACCAGCAGCTCCAACGCGGTAAAGGCTGTTACCCGCACCGCGATGCTGGCCTGGGGTCACCCCGAGCGCGTCAAGACCGACAACGGCAAGGATTACACCGCGGTCGACTATGACTTCGCCCTGAAGTCGCTGAGCGTGCAGCACTTGCTGTGTACCCCATTCAGCCCGGACCAAAAGCCCTTTATCGAGCGCTTCCTGGGCACGCTGCTGCACGACCTGTTCCCAATGGTGCACGGCTTCGTCGGCCATGACGTCACGACCCGCAAGGCTATTGAATCCGGCCGCAGCTTCGCCCAACGCTTCGGCCACGACGGCTATGACCTGCACATGACGCCCGAGCAGTTGCAAGGTGCCATCAACGGCTGGCTGGATGAATACCACGGTCGCCGCCACAGCGAACTGGGCTGCTCGCCCAACGAAATGGCCGAGCGCCACAGCACCCACGTGGTCCGCGTAGACGAGCGCGCCCTGGACTTGTTCATGATGCCCGTCGCTGGCAATGGCCTGCGCACAGTGGGCAAACGCGGCATCAGCATGCCGCTACACGACGCTGTCGGCACCGCCTGGTACCGGGCGCCCGAGCTGGCCGGCGTCAACGTGATGGGCCAGCAGGTGTACTGCCGCATCGACGAAGCCGACGTCGGCGCGATGCACGTGTTCCAGCTGGATGGCACCTATATATGCCGCGCCATCGACCACTCCCGCCTGGGCATCAACCGCGCAGAGCTGGCCGCCAAGACCCGCGCCCTGGAGTCGGCCACGGTCAAGCCCCTGGTGGACGAGCTGCGCAAGGCCAAACGCAAGGGGCTGGTTGCCAAGGCCGTGCAGGCCATCTACCAGGAACGCGAGGCCGAGGCGGTCGACACCGCCCCCAACGTCACCCGCCTGGCCCCGCGCGAAGTGCAGCACAGCACGCCGGCCATTGCCTCGGTGCTGGCCGGCCCTACGAACCACGAAGCCGCACGTGCCGAAGCCCGCGCCGCCCTGTTCGATGAAACCCCGGTGGTCCGCATGGACACCGCCAAGCAGCGCTACAGCGCCTGGGTGCGGCTCAGCGCCCGCGCCAATGCCGGCGAACAGCTATCCAGCCGCGATGTGGATTGGCTGCGCAGCTACCAGGACAGCAGCGAACACGACGCCTGGCACGCATTGCACGAAGGAAACGACCCGTTGGCGGAAGCGGCGGGCTAAAGGAAAAACCCCCAAGCGTTTGCGGCGCTTGAGGGTTCTGTGAAGTGGGCTTGAAGCCCGGTTTTTGATAACGAGAAGGAAATTTTATGACAAGCAAGGCAACAGAGCAAATTAGCACCGGCGTCGCCAAACTGACAAACGTCGGCCTGGCGCTGGGCGCTATGAGACAGATCCAGGGCGCCACTTCACAGATGCCCCGCATGGCGGTGCTGTCAGGGCCGGCCGGTTTCGGCAAGACCCAGGCCGCCATCCACCTGGCGCACCCGATGGGCGGAAACGCAGTGTTCATCCAGCTGCGCCCCTTCGAAACCATGAAGAGCCTGGCCCAGCTGATGCTGACAGAAATGGATGTGCGCTGGAAGAACAGCTGGTCGATCAACATGATGTTCGAAGCCATCTGCGACCGGCTGGGCATGCTGAACCGCCCGCTGGTGATCGACGAGCTCGACCACATTGCCGAGAGCAAGTGCATCGACTTCATCCGCGCAATCCACGACAAATGCGCCACCCCCATCTTGATGATCGGCGAAGAGCGCCTGCAGCAAAAGCTGCTGAGCCGCCACGAACGCTTCCACGACCGCGTGCTGGTATGGGCGAATGCCGTGCCCTGCGACCTGGACGATGCAGCCGCCCTGGCCCGCCATTACGCCCCAGCGCTGGCTTGGGACTCCAGCGCCTATGCCGCCCTGGTTGCCCGCGCAAACGGCGTCGCCCGCAAGATCACCACCGAGATTGAACGCATCAAGGAAGACTGCAAGCGCAAGGGCCTGGACACCGTGACCGCCGAAGTGGTGGGCACCGCCACGAAAGGTGGCCGCCGGTGAGCAAGATGGACGTCAAATCCCTGCAGACACCACGCGAGCGCGTGTGGTCTGCCATCCTCAAGATCGGCAAGGCCGGCGGCACGTTCACCGTGTTCGATGTGCAGGATGCCTGCGCACCGATGGTGCTGTTCAGCACAGTTTCTGCTTGCGTGCGCGGATTCGCCAGGGGCGGTTTCCTGAAAGAAGTGCAGCCCACAAAGGTGCTGAGCCAGCATGGTGCACGCCACTCCTCTGTGCTGTACCGCCTGGTCATAGTGCAGTTCAACACGCCCCGCATCGATGCAGACGGCAAATCTACCGTCCAGGGCCTGGGCATATTGGCCATGTGGCGCTCCATGCGGGTGCTGCCATCGTTTGACTTCCGCGACATCGCCCGAGCCGCCACGCTGGAGCCCCTCACCGTGTCGCAGACCACGGCGCGCCTGTATGTCAACAGCCTGTTCCATGCCGGCTATCTGAAGCAACTGCGCGAGCCCACACGGCAGAAGCCTGGCCTCTACAAGCTGGTGCGCAATACCGGCCCCAACGCCCCGGCCATCACACGCCGCAAGGTGGTTTTTGACCGCAATAACGGCACCTTCTCGAATCTGGAAACAGCCCAGGAGGTCTGCGATGGCCTCGAATAAGTTGCCTCAGTCTCTGCCCCTTGATGTGCTGGCAGCGCTGGAAGATGCCGTAAAGCGCTTTGGCTCGCAAAGCAAGGTTGCCCAAGATCTCGGCGTCAGCGGCGCGGTGGTCAACCACCTGCTGAAAAACCGCTACCCCGGCGACGTGGCCACGATGGCCGAGCGCATCCGCGGCCAGTACATGGCCGAGACGGTGGCCTGCCCGGTGATGGGCGACCTCGGCCGCCGCCACTGCCTGGACAACCAAACCAGGCCACTGGCCCACACAAACCCGGTGCGCGTGCGCCTGTTCCATGCCTGCAAGACCTGCCCCAACAGAAAGGATATGTCATGACACTGATGCAAACGTACCGTGTGACCATCGTCATGGAAGACGGCTCTATGGGCATGCACGAAGGCCTGTATGCCGATGGATTCTGGGCCATCTGCGTGGCGATGGAGGCCTTTCCCACCGCCCGCCGCATCAGCGCAAAGTGGCTGCCATGAAGCGCGCGTTGAAGCATTTGGCCCTGTGGCTAGTCTGGGCGGTGTTCTGCATCGCCCTGGTCGCGTATATAGCGCTGGGAGCGCCCGTATGAGCGCGGCGCACTACACCCACCGCGGCAACAACGTGCCTCGCTTTTCCACCACCTACGCCCGCGTTCTCGCCTATGTGGCGGCTTACCAGCCCTGCAGCTTCGAAACGTTGTTCGTCCTATTTGCCGACAAGGGTGTGCATCCGCGGCCGCGGCGGGCATTTCGCAGCCGCCTGGTGCAGTTGGAGCAAAAAGAGCTACTGGTGTCCACCGGCAGGCAAGCAATGCGCCTGTGGAGCCTGGCACCCGGTGCAGTGGTGCCCGCGGCGGAGCCAGAGCAGCCAGCAGCCACCCCACAGCCGGTCGAGTCTGGCTATCGCGTGCCGCCTCGCCAGCACAACGTAATTGCGGGCACCTATGTGCCCACCGCCGCCCCGGTGTTGCGTCGCGGCGCACTGGATTTCAAGCAGTTGCCCAGCGTGGGCCATGCGTGCTGAAGGAGTAATAAATGCCATTTCAAGAAACTCTACCCCCCGAACTGCAAGGGCAACTGGACGCGTCGATGTCGTTGGCCGAACAGTTGTTGCAGTTGCCCATTCTGAGCAATGTGCACCATCACATTGCGATGGATGCGTTGCTGATTCTGTACTCCAGCTACGCCAGGGCGCATACCTGCTGCACGGCCAGTTCGGTCGGTGCCCTGATGAATGTTGCCCGCGACCTTTCTGCGGTGGTCGGTAACGCGCCTGGCGGCGCAGCCATCCACTAGACCGGATCAACCATGCACACCACCATCCAGATCACGGCCGACCAGGTGCTGGCCGCGCTGCAGCAGCACCGGGGCAAGAACGCGGGCATCCACGTGCGCGCCCTGGTGCAGGCCATCACCGGCCGCGAATCCAACCCTGCCGCACAGGAGCGCCGCGTGCGCACCCTGATCACCGAGCTGCGCCTGGCCGGTAACGAGATTTGCGGCAAGCCCGAGAGCGGCTACTTCCTGGCCCAGAACCCGGGCGAGCTGGAAGACACCTGCAAGTACCTGCGCAGTCGAGCCATGTCCAGCCTGATGCAAGAGAGCCGTATGCGCCGCATGTCGCTCCCCGAGCTGGCGGGCCAGCTGCTGCTGGAACGAGATTTCCCCAAAGCCACTACCCACAACCAGGAACCCCTATGAGTAACGACTTCGACCCCATTGAAAAGGCCGCCAAGGCCCTGCGTATCGCCCGCGATCTTGTGACCGAGCGCGCCACCGCGCTGCAAGAAGAGATCGACTCGGCTACCAAACGCAAGCTTCCAGGTCTGCGCAGTGCAGTGGCCGCAGTGGCCCAGGCCGATGCGGACCTCAAGGCCGCAATACAGACAGCCCCGAAGCTCTTCGTCAAGCCACGGAGCGTGGTGCTGCATGGCCTCAAGCTGGGGTTTCAAAAGGGCAAGGGAAAGATCGACTGGGAAGACGACGCCCAGGTGGTCAAGCTGATCCGTCGCCACTTTCCTGAACAGTTCGACGTGCTGTGCAAGACCACCGAGAAGCCCATCAAGGCCGCGCTGGACGGCCTCAGCACGGCCGAGCTCAAGAAGCTGGGCATCAGCGTGGAAGACACCGGCGATGTGGTGTTTGTCAAAGACTCGACCGCCAGTGTTGACAAGCTGGTAAAGGCTTTACTCAAGGGCGTGGAAGAAGAGGAAGACGCCGAGGCCTCTGTATGAGCGCCACCCGCACCAAACCCGTGAAGCTCCAGGTCAACGACAGCGGTTCCTGGCGCAACGTGATCCGCTTCGATGCTGCCGACGATGCGCAGTGCGTCGCAATCACGGAAGCCGCGGCGACTCTGGGAAGAGCAGCTTCCCGAGCCACGTTCCGCATAGCGATGGACGACGCACTCCAATTGCCCCTGCTGCACTGGACGCGCGAGAAAGGCTGGGTGGAATCATGAGCAGCTACCAGGTCGCACAAATATCCGCCAACGTGGCGAAGACCAACCAGGGCTTCATTCCGGCCAACATGCGCCAGTCCTGCAGTAACTGCACCCACGGGCGCGAGCGCCGTGAAGACCGCATGCCGCCCTACGATTCGTCGAGTTGGCATTGCAAGCTTGGCGGATTCCGTACTACGGCCAAGGCTATCTGTGATCGCTACGTGGCAGAACAAAAGAGCGAGGTTCCCCATGCCCACGGATGACACTCTGGCCATCATCTTCTGCACGCTAACCGTCGTCAGCGCCGTGGGCATCCTGCTGATGTTCGCGCCCCTGGTGCAGTACATCGCCGCATTGTTCGGCCTGCTTGCCCTATCTCTGTTGGCCGCGCCATACGCGCCTGGCTGGGGCTTCGGTGCCGCCGTCATCAGCAGCTTCGGGTGGACCCTGTTCGGGCTCCAGCACCGGATGTATGGGCTGATCACGCAGATGTCCGCCTTGCTGCTGTTTTCACTGGTCGGCTTGTGGAACTGGTGGCTTGGGCCGCTGGTGCTGGGGTAGCGCATGGCCACTAACCGCAACACCAAGCCTGTATCCCTGTGCATCGTCACGATCAGCCATACCCAATTTCTCATGCCTGCAGACAAAGGGCTGAAGCTAGTGGAGTTGCTGCAGCACGCACAACACGCGCAATGGGACTATAGCGACCGATCTGACGGACGTACCTATATCGTCGGTGAACAGGTAGAAGCCGAGTATCGGGCCGTCAAGCAGAGTCAGTTGAAGCTGCAGAAAAGCGAGACGCCGGAAAAACCTGCGCGTGGACAGACGCTGCTGCTGGAGAGAGATCGATGAACTACTACATCGCCAGCCTGAAGCACACTGACCGCGACGATGAACACATTGCGTTTTGGGGCCGTTTCCACCGGGGTTACACCCCAGTTATCGGTACGTACACCGGCCTCTATTGCTACGGTGAGGCAGTAGAGCTCAACGCTGGTCACGACTACATCGCGGTGCCGGCACCGGTGGTGGAGCTGCTGCTGTCGCCTGAGCCGTATTACAGGCCCGGCGGCCGCTTTTACGACCAGCGCGGTCCGGTGGTGACCAACACGCGCACAAACTGGAATGCGCTTATCGCGTTCAGTCTGACCCACGGCCGTACCCACAAGCCTAAGCCCAAGCCCTTCCCAGGCCAGTGCCGGGCGATCTACACGGAATAGCCATGAAGCTGCCATACGTCATTTTCATTGGACCTTCGCTGCTCGTTTCATATCTAGCCCAGGAGCCAGACGAATCCGATGGTGAGGAATCGACGGAGCCGGCACGCACTGCCGATCTTGAGCTGGCTATCCAGTTCACTGATTTCACCGAGGCCCGCGCCGCACTCCGCCTGGCGACCAAACGCTTCCCGACCTACGAATTCCGACTTGATGTTCTGAAGCCCGCACCATGAGCAAACTCGCCCGCGACCACCGCAATACCGACCTGGCCAAGATCCATTTGGCTAAGAAACAGCTCAATATGAGCGACGACGATTACCGCGCCATGCTGTGGACGCAGGGCCGCGTCCACAGTGCGAAAGACCTCGACTTCGCCGGCCGCCGCGCGGTGATGGACTACCTAACCAAGACAGCCGGTTTCAAGTCAGCCCCCGCCAAGCCGTCAAGCAAGCCCACAGCGCGCCCGAAACGGCCCACGCCAGCGCCAGACGCCTTGCCGTTGGTCCGCCGCATCAGAGCTCAGCTGATCAGCCTGGAGCGCAAGCCAGACGAATACGCCGACGGCGTGGCAAAGCAAATGCTCGGCACCGACGCGCCGCAGTTCTTCGAGTGGTGCCACCCGCGTGATCTGTACAAGATCAGCCAGGCACTCGGCGTCGAGCAACAACGCAAAGGAGCCCCCCAGCTATGAACGATTCAGCCGAAACCGGCGCAGATCACCGCCGCCACGAGCTGCTGTCAGATGTTGCCGAAGCGGTCGCGCAGTTCGTGATCGACAAGAAAATCATGGAACCGGACCCTGCGATGGAGCTCGGCAACCACCTGGCAGACTTCCTGGCCGACCACTGGAAGGGCCAAAAGATCTACATGGTCGGCGACCGTGATTTCAAGCTGAACAAGCGCGACCTCGAGATCTACCAGCGCATGCAACGCGGCAACGCCAACGAGCTCGCCGCCGAATACAACATCAGCTACGTTCGTGTCTACCAAATCTACAAACGCTGCCTCGCCGAAGCCCGCAGCCGCAGGCAGAATGACCTTTTTGGCGATACCACCCAGCATGCAGCCCCAACCGAGTAA